AAAAAAGCCCTATTTCTAGGGCTAAAGTCTCTGTGAAGGAGATAAATGAAAAAAATCAGAAAACTGTAGATACAATTTCCCAAGGCAATCTTACTACATTTTTTAAGAATCAACAACTTTTTCTTTGCAATCCCTACAAATCCATCTTTGGTTTAAACCATTGTTGAACTTCTGCATATATCCTGTGTGCTTTGGCTTCTTGATTCGACAGTTATCGCACAGCCTTGTCTCCTGATAGCTTCCTGTTAAGCTCTTTGTTAATTCTTGTTCTGGCTTCTTGTAGGTCATTTTCTAACTTCTTTACATTGATTCTAAGGTAGTTAGCGATAGAATGGTTACTCTGGTATGGATGGCTTACATAAAATGCCTTTAAAGCCCTTCTATGGTGTTCTGGAAGGTCTTTCATACAAGACTCTACTATCTCACCATCCTTCCAGTCAATACTCGGCATATCAGGGTATTCTTCTTCCATGACATTTCCTAGCTCTGGAGTGTAGTTCTTTTCAAAAGAGCGACAGGTAGAAGGCTGCTTTGGAGATGGATCTTCTAGCCATAGTGTTACATAGTATGACCAGTTGAGTAATCTCTCATGGATATTCACTTAAAGAACTCCTTGCTAAAGTCTGGCATATTGCTATCTATCCAAGCCTTTGCATCTAAATGGTTTTTATTGTTATCCATGCCTATAGTCTGTGATCCAACATGGTGGACATAGCTTCTAGATATAAAGTTTTGGTATCCCATTGATAACATTTCTAAGCATTGAATATCATCACTATACCAATTAATAGGTTTGAAATCTACCCAAGCATCCTTAGAGATATAGGCAAATAGTGGAGAGATAACCTCTACCTCATTGATGCAATATTCCTCTTTGTATTTGTCTCCATGCCTTTCTGTACCAAATCTGATATTTTGGGCTTCTCTGACATAGTCTGAGCGACTGGCTACCCATCCCAATTTGGGACTAGCATCAATCCTAGATAAGTGGTCTTTGAGTCTTTTGACATCCTGATCTAGCAACAAGTAGGAGTGTGGAGTTAAAACAATATCGTCATTAGCCACAATGATTTCATCATGCTCTTTAAATGCCTCAGCCACTACAGCATTGTACGAGTCTCCAAAGTTATCAAAGTCATTGGGTAGTGTGATTGTTCTGTGATTTGGCAAGATATGCTCATAACCTGCTGTGTAGATAACTACATCATCTGGGACATACTGGTTAATCGACTCTAGTAGGACAGGTAGGCATCTTCCTGTCTTGGTTGCTATGACTATGGCTTGCATAATAATTCCTCTGTTTGCGCTAACAATTCTTCTTCGGTTAGTCCATACTTTCTTTCAAAAGCCTTTCTTCCCATGCCATGAACCCCTGTATTGCCTCTGTGATGCTCTGGGCAGAGTCCAATGACAGGTGCTGTGTCTCGCTTCCCTGCTCGTCTAATATGGTGAATTTCGCAAGGTGTCTCTCCATATTCGAGATGTCTACATAGACTGCACCCAAGCCTTGCAATTTTGTCATAGTGTTCTTTCTGAGCTTTAGTCAAGATTCAAAGTCCTGTATTTAACCCCATCATTCCATTGCTTATCTGTGGCTTGTTGGTACAATTCAATCACTTGGTCAGGGGTTCTGAAGGTAGGAGTATTTTGTCCAGAAAAGCAGAAGGCATACCAAAGAGGACATTCTCTGCTGTGATACCACTCAATAAACTGAGGAATCATTGCTATTTCAGATCCTTTGATATTCGCAGTACCTTTGACACTAACCAGTCTTGTGCCTTTGTCGCTACAAACGATATAGTCAGGAAGATTCCTAACAAGAGGACTAATGGTATAAAAATTAGGAATAGGATCTTTCTTTTCATCAAAGCCAAGCCTTCTATAAAATACTTGTTTACTTTCACAGTATTGCTCAAATAACTCCTCACCTAGATTTCTACCAGAGTTTCTCTGAGTATAGGAGTTATTACCGTTCATCTTGTAGCTCGATCCTGATTTCTATTAGATGCCTCTGTAGTGCGCCAGATCTCAGCTCTTAGCTTGGCAGCCTCTAGGAAGTATTTGAGCTTTTCTTCCTCTAGCATAGCTACCTTGATTCCCTCAACAATAACCAAGTAGTCAGGATGAGCCAAGGCATAATGCTCTGCTCTTGTGATTGTGCTTTCATTGCACTTGATTACCAAGTCAGCCTTCTTAACCTTCAAGAAGTTTTCTAGGTAAACCCTTTGGCTTTTAGCCTCGGCATACTTTGGTGCATTTTCAATGATGAAACTAACAGCCTTGTTAGGGTCTATAGTTGTCATGCTCTGGTTGATTTGTTCTTTGTCCATTGTGTAATCATCTCCGATTCAAGTTCAAGTCTAGCTGGTTTTCCTCTCTTGCTTTCAACATTAGCCAGATACAATCTTCTGGCTTGCAAAGGCATACTGAGAGCAAATCTAGCTTCGCATTGTCTCCTGTATTCTTCACTATTTGTATCATCAAATAAGTCCATCTTCTACCATTTGGATTCTGTTACCAATCCACTTCATAACAGGCACAGCCATTGAGTTTCCTAATGCTTTGTATCTTGCACCGCTAGGACAATTTTCTTTGATATTTGTGTAGTTATCAGGAAACCCCTGTAATCTCTCACACTCTATCTCAGTTAGTCTGCGAACTGCCATATTTTGAAATATCTGTTGATCCTGCATTGTTGATATAGTAAATGCCTTTTCATCTTGACCAAGGTATCCTTTACCACCGCCAGCGCATCCACCTCTTACTTTGAAAGCATGAGCCAATGGGACTTTGTTTTCAGTAGCGACTAAAGTTTCAGAGCCACCGCCTAATACACCACCGCTTGCTTTAGTTGTACCACCTATTTTATCTTCTCTGAATGTTCCAAAGCTGCTTTCAACAAAGGTGGCAACTTCTTCCCCCTTCTGTCCGCTCTTTTTAGAATACCCTGACAAGCTGTGGGACTCAAATAATACTTTTGCGCTAGGTCTCCAGTCTCCAAGATGTCCGACAACAAACACCCTTCTTCTGCGCTGTGCGACTCCGAAGTGTTGAGCATCCAACACTCTGTAGCTGAACCCATACCCGAGTTGAGCCACCGCTCCGAGGAAGGATCCAAAGTCCCTTCCTTTGCCTGAACTGAGGACACCCGGCACATTTTCCCAAATGAACCACTTGGGTCTAAATTTATCAAGAATTCCAACATAGGTGAGTGCAAGGTTTCCCCTTGGATCTTCAAGTCCCTTCCTAAGTCCTGCAACACTAAATGATTGGCAGGGAGTTCCCCCGACCAAAAGTCCAATTGTTCCAATTTCCCACTCCTTGTATTTAGTCATATCGCCCATATTTGGGACTGATGGATAATGATATTTAAGCACTTCGCTAGGGAACTTCTCTATTTCGCTATAAGCAGCAGCTTCCCAGCCCATATCATGCCAAGCAACAGTTGCAGCCTCTATCCCAGAACAAACCGATAAATATCTCATTGCATTGCTTTCTTTGCCATTACTAGCAAAACTTTGTCTTTTAACTGCTGGTGGTTTTGAATACCATAATCATTAACACCAAGCTCCTTGGCTTTAGCTTCAATCCCTTGATTGCTAAACATCCAAGACTTATCATCCCCCTGTTTGCTTACAGGATTCTGACTATTAGCCCATTCCGCTTTAAAACCTACCCAGTTTCTTTCACAGCAAAGTTGCATAACATCTTGTAAAGACATTTTGGCTTTATCAGCTTCTCTTTGTAGACCTTCTAATGCAGTTTTTGTTAAAGGAGATTTTTTTGCTTTTCTAACAGCTAAGTAATCTTTAAAAATAGAAGAAGAAACTCCAACAGGAGTATCTGTCTCTTTCTCTTTCTCTTCTCTTACTCTACTCTGTCTCTTCTCTGTAGTAGCATCTTGCAAGCGGTCTGCTAGCATATTGTCAGCATCACTAAAAAAACCATTATCTATCAAAGGTTTAATTGCATTGATGACATCTTTTTCAGGCATCCTCAATCTAAATGCTATTTCTTCAGTTGTTTTCTCAATAACACCAGTATTTGACTCACTAGCTAGCAGCCAAAGCATAGGTGCTAGAGCTTTGCTAGCAATTGGCAATCGCTGGTAGTGCATATCATCAAGCAGATTTCTATGGAGTTTTATCCAAGGTGGGCTTCTGTGTTTATAGTGCTGAAAGTTGTCCCAGTTTTTAGGTATTAGTTTCATTATTCACCAGCCTTTACTAATGCTTTATTAGCTTCGGCTTGTGCAATCAACTTATCAGCATTTTTTATGACTGCTCTAAATTGCCCTATGGTAAGGCAAACAATCTCTTCTTCGGCATCATATTTCAAATCGCCATTAGATTTAAAGCAGATAAATCCATTATCGCTAGCATATATTTCAATGCCATTTGTGGCTGGGAATTCAAGCATATTTTTCCTTTGGTCAAAAAGGTAGTCGTTAATTGAAGGGTGGGCAGGTCGGTGACTAATCGACTTTTCGTAGCATCCGCTACTAGCCTTGAAATAGATTAAACCATATTTTTTACAAAATCAATAGCTTCTTGTGGATTATTTATTCTTACAACTGGAGATCCTTGCCAAGTCCTTTGGAACTCTAGCTGCGCAGGTGTGAATGATGCCTTGTCATCTCGCTTGACTTCGATAAGGTATGTC